GGCCCGTGAGGGCCCCGTGAGTGTATCGCTCGCCTATAACTCGAAAGGATCATATCGTGTTTGAAGAAAGCCGCCAAGCCGACAACGGGTATTATGCCCGCCATTGGCGACTGCGGCGGCATCGTGAGATGGAGAATATCCATTCCACGACGCCCAGCGAATCAGTTTTAACACTAAACGCTGATACTTCAAAACCGTCTATCACTCGGAAAACCGCCGCGGATACTCCGTGGGGGAATGCCAAAGTCACGATCGACCAGAATAACTCTGGGAAGATCAAGTTGAACAGAGCGATCCGTTCAACCGGACTTGGCCGAGTTGATACAGGTGGCCCGTTTCTTTCTGAATCTATCCGTATCACCCCTCCTAAGTATGTTAAGAAGGAGTGGTACGTGAAGTCTTTCAGTGGGAGGAGATATCGCGTTGACGGCTATTTCCACGCTGACAACCGTATGGTTGTCAACTTGGCGAATGTCGTCTCCGGGACTTTCACCTCTCCTTTGGGAGCGCTTCCAGATGCCCATCTTATGGGTTATGGAGCGACTGCCATTAAAGAAACGTTGCCCACGAAACCAGAGATGTCCTTGTCTACTTCGCTCGCTGAGCTTGCGGGTGGTTTACCGCAGGTCATCGGGCGACAACTAGTCAAGGACCGATCGCTTTCCGCGATCGGTGGGGAATACCTGAACTATCAGTTCGGGATTGCCCCCACCGTCTCGGATGCGGCTTCCGTGATTGATCTGACGAAACGCTACGAGGAAATCCTCAAGCAGTTTCGCAGAGATAACGGACGCCTCGTCCGGCGACGGCGTACTCTGGTTGATGAGAAGACAATTTCCAAAACGACACCCCGTACGGCCTATGCTTATGCTGGGTCGTCGGGAAAAACCGTCTCTATGCTATATGCCACGAACCACGTCGACACGACTGAATCGTCACGTCGGGTGTGGTTTAGTGGAGCATACAAGATAGCGTACCCGCTGGACCTCGATGACTCCCTTCGGGAGATCACGGAGTTCAACCGGGTCTACGGCGTTATTCCAACGCCTGAGCTAGCTTGGGAAATGTTGCCCTTCTCATGGCTGGTAGATTGGTTTACCAATGTGGGAGATGTTGTTAGCAACGTCTCCACCTTGGGATCCTCTCTCCAGCTCGCTTACGGGTATGTCATGGTCGAGGATCACTGGCAGCGTACTGCTTCCGGTGATTTTGGACCTGATGACTACTATTTGCGCACAGGGACTTCTGTTCGAGAGAACATTATGTCTTCTGTGTCGCACACACGTAAGCGGAGGCTTAAAGCCTCTCCTTTCGGGTTTACCGTCAGCTTTCAGGACCTTTCTATGGGCCAGAAAGCAATCCTCACCGCCCTGGGCCTTTCCCGGCTCAGGATGTGAGATAATTTCATACTAATTCAATAATAATTAAATAATATGAGACGGCGGTTTTTCCGTCGTCCGCTAAAGGAGTCACATTGTTCACTGATCCTCAGAATGTCACCGTCGATACGGTTGCTAAGCCACTTCCCCGCGTTTCCGTTGGGAACATGACCGCAACCTATCGTTCTTCTGATGGGGGCCTCGAGCTCAATATCGCACATAGTGCGAATAAGCGCGAGCGCTCCGTCGTCCGGCTGACCACCAATAAGGTGGGTTCAGATCCGTTCGACTCGACACGTTCTCGGGCATATACTGCCCAGGCGTATCTCGTCATCGATACTCCACTCAATGGCGCCGGTTTTTCCGACGCCGAGCTGGAAGATCACGTCCAGGCCCTGCTTGACTTCCTTAAGGGAGCCGGCAACCTCACCAAGATCCTTGGTAAGGAGTCCTAGATCCGTTCGAGAGAACGGTCTGGGTCGGGACTGAACGCGACTGGTGCAGCGACAGCTGTCCTACTTTGGGCCGCCACGATCATGATGATCCTGGCTGTCCTTACGGGCATTGCTATCACTAACTGAGGATGGAACTAGAGGACTCGATTGGCTTCCACTAACTACCAAGGAGGTAATCGATGAAAAGCCTGACCGGACTCTGGAAGGCGATGGCCGACGATCAGTCGGCCATATGCGACACACCCATAGATCGAGACTGGGAAACCGTTCTCGATCGTGTCAAAGATGAGGGACTGTCGTTTCTGACAATCACTCTTCCGTCTTACGCGGCGGACTTCGAAAGAAGTCTCGACGCAGGCGGTATTGGATCCAACCTCTTCATTGGTTTCAAGAAGAGGGCAGGTCTCCCGAGATTTCTCTCAGGTTTCCTTCTCCAGATCTTTGACGGACGGTCGCTTGAACTCCTCGCGGAGCCTTCGATACACGCTATTCGCGCTGTGCGTCAGCTGACCTTGGCCTTGAAAAAGGTTGAGATCAACTGTACGCCGGAGCGAGAGCGGAAGGCCCTTGAGGGGTTCAAACAATGCGAAGTAGACCTTAGAAGGGTTTTGGAGGGTTACGACGATCTCCCTATTGAGGAGTTTCGTCGTACCTCCGCTATCCTCTTTGGTTCCACGTTCGACGCCGTCAACCGCAAGGTTGCGACGTTTAACCTGGAGCCTGGCCATGGCCCTGGTGCTACTGCCGACCGTAAGGTCGGCAACCAGAAGTTTGTTCAGTCTGAATGGACTGACCGACTAGAGGAGTACTTCCCTTTCGGGGAGTACGCACTTCCGCACTGGAAGTGGTTCTCTGACCATGCCCCGGACTACTTGTCCCCGGAGCAGGAGCGACCAGTTAAGATCACTCTTGTTCCTAAGACGCTCAAGACACCACGCATCATCGCTGTTGAGCCTAGCTACATGCAATACATGCAACAGGCTCTCATGCGAGAATTTGTGGATGGAATTGAGGGAGATCCCCTCTCTTCCATGTTCGCGCACTTCACAGATCAGACCCTTAACCAGGAGTCTGCTCGTGAGGCGTCGCGGACGCGCGATCTTGCCACACTCGATCTGAGTGAGGCGAGTGACCGTGTCTTGAACCGGCTCGTTGACGACATGCTCGCGCCCTGGCCTGATTTGGCCGGGGCTGTTCAAGCGTGTCGTTCTTCGTCCGCGAAACTTGATAGCGGGGAAATTATCCCGCTTGTCAAGTTTGCGTCGATGGGGTCGGCTTTGACGTTCCCGATGGAGGTCATCGTGTTTACCACGCTGATCTTCATGGGACTGTCTCGCCACGCGTTGGACGAGTCCCTGGACGAGCGCTTTATGCGCAAGTTCAGGGGGAAAGTCCATGTCTTTGGGGATGATATGATTGTCCCCACTGACAGTGTTAATGGCGTTGTTGAGATTCTTGAGGCTTTTGGTCTCAAGGTAAATCGCACGAAATCCTTCTCGGAAGGTTTCTTCCGGGAATCGTGTGGCGGGGACTTCTATGACGGTATGGCTGTAAAGCCTATCCGTTTGAAGCACCTTGCCCCAACAACCCACCAGTCTGTACCGGAGGTACTTTCTTGGAATGCGTTCATGAATGCGGCTTATGCCGCAGGAATGACGCGCGCCGGGAAGTACTGCCAGGAAGTTCTAGAGGGGGCGCTTAATCACCGCCTTCCTTTCGTTCCTCCTGAATCCGGAGCTGTCGGCGTCCACCGTCCGGCGGTGCTATGCACCCCCGAACGTGTGAACCCCGACACCCAAAGGCCTGAGGTTCAGGCCTACATTCCTGTTTACCTCGATCGTAAGATCGGGGTCGACGGGATTTGGGCTCTGCAGAAAACGCTTACAGGACGTTGGAGTGATCCGATGTTCCGTAGGCATCTGCTACAGTCTGGGAGGCCGCTCTCCTCTCGCATGAAAAGAGCGTGGGTCGCTATCGCTTAGTATACGGTAGCTTGCTGGCGGCCAGCCAGCATATAGGGGGTTGATCCCCCCTGTGGAGATGCTGA